GATATATTAGGATCAAACTCGGATCTAAAAGTTAAAATAACTAATAATTTAAGCACAGGTAGATCAAATCTACAATTAATAAATAATGCTGGTTATATAACAAATATATTCAAATATGGTAATTCAAGCACATTAACAGGATTACCAGGACAAAATGATTTTGCTATTTCTAATGGATCAGCAGGTAGAATAGTTGTTATTAATAATGGTATTGGTGTTTATTTATCACAAGGGAATACATCTTGGACTTCTACATCGGATGAAAGAAGTAAAACAGATTTAGTTCCAATTGAAACTCCATTAGAAAAAGTTAATAAATTAAGATCATTAATGGGTAGATTTATTACAGATCCAGAAGGAACTAAAAGACCATTTTTAATAGCACAAGACGTTCAACAAGTTTTACCAGAAGCAGTTGATACAGGAGAAGATGAAGATCAAACATTAGGTTTGCGATACTTAGATTTATTACCTTTATTAGTAGGGGCTATTAATGAATTATCAACAATAGTTTTAGGAACTCAATCAAATTAAAATAAAAATTATGACACAATCAACAATTAATTATCCAATTACCGTATGTGGTATTGTTATTAATTACAGGATTAACACAATCTTTATAAGAATAGATTTATTTAATATATAACTTAATAATAAAAATTAATTAAAAAATGACATATAGTTTATTTGGTTTAAGAATAGCTACTACATATGAACGTTTAGTTCAAGTTATAAATGGGGTATTTTATGATGGTTTAGGTAATACCCTTACTATCGGAGGAGGATCTGGTAGTGGAGGTACAGGATCTGTAGGACCTCAAGGTCCAGCAGGAGCAACAGGTCCAGCAGGCGCTACAGGTAGTCAAGGTATTCAAGGTATTCAAGGTCCAACAGGAAGTCAAGGTATTCAAGGTATTCAAGGTCCAACAGGATCAACTGGTGCTACAGGTAGTCAAGGTATTCAAGGTCCAACAGGATCTACAGGAGCAACAGGTAGTCAAGGTATTCAAGGTATTCAAGGTCCAGCAGGTGCTACAGGTAGTCAAGGTATTCAAGGTATTCAAGGTCCAACAGGAGCAACAGGTAGTCAAGGTATTCAAGGTCCAACAGGATCTACCGTAAATTTACAACAAGCATTTAATAACTCAGCAACAAATCCAGATATCTTAACAACTCCAGAAAATCCTGATTTAATTATTCAAAATGGTCAGAGTGGATTAGATAATAATGCAGTATTATCTATATATAGTTATGGAGCAACAAGCACTGCTTATATTACGGGTGAAGGAAATATAAAAGCAACATCAGCTTCATTTTCTAATGATATATATGTTAATAATGTATTAATAGGACTTGGTGGAGGTTCAACTATAAATAATCTTGTATTTGGGTATAAAGCAGGACTAAGTAATTCAACAGGTTATCAAAACACTTTTATAGGTTATCAAGCAGGATTAAATAACATATCGGGTTATGCAAATTATTTTTTAGGGTATAATAGTGGTAATAATAATTTAACAGGATATCAAAATATATTTATTGGGGGATCTTCTGGATTAAGTAATTTAACAGGAAATCAAAATATATATATTGGAGAATCTGCTGGACAAAGCGGAACATCTTCCCAACTTAATGTAATAATTGGTAGAAATGCTGGTTTATCAATGAGTAGTTCTAATAATACATTTTTAGGATATAATAGTGGTAAATTAACATCTACTGGAGGTAATAATACATTTTTAGGATGGCAATCAGGAGTAAATAATACTACTGGTATAAATAATGTATTAATAGGTTATGGGGCAGGTAGATTTATATCAGGTGGAACTATATCTAATGATATAATTAGTACATCGGTAATAATAGGCTATCAAGCATTTCCATTAGGATCAGGTCAATCAAATCAAATAGTTATAGGTAGTAGTACAACTGGATTAGGTTCTAATACTACAGTTATAGGAAATAGCTCTACAACAATAACTTATCTTAGTGGAACTTTATTATTAGGTTCAGGTAATACATCAGTAAATGCTTCAGGTGCAATTTTACAAACATTGGGTGGTATAGCTCCATCTACTAATAATACTTATAATTTAGGTTCAACTTCATTTCAATGGAATACTTTATATTCTCAAAACATATCAACTGCTTTTGCTACAATAAATGGTACTTTATCTTTAAGTATTGGTAGTGATGCTACAGGTGATATTTATTATAGAAATTCATCAGGTGCTTTTTCTAGGTTAGCTATTGGTAGTACAGGACAGGTTCTTAGTATTAATTCTGGGTTACCATTTTGGAGTTCTGTATCAGGAGGAGGAACTGGACCTGCTGGACCTGTTGGTGCAACAGGTCCTATTGGTGCAACCGGAGCAGGATTTACATCAATAACTAATACAACAACAAATAATGTATTGTTAGCTAATGGTACTTCAAACTCTGCTACAGGTGCACCTAATCTAACATTTAATGGAAGTCTTTTAAGTATTACAGGGGGTATATCATCAAGTTCTACATCAACTGCTAACCATTATGGTGGTTCGGGAACTCAACAACCTACTATAAATAGTTTTAGTGCTTCGGGAGCTTCTTTTGTAAGTACATCATCAGATGTTGCTGGACAAATTACTTTTACAGCAACATCACCTGGAAAACAAGTTAGTATTAGTTTTTCTACTCCATATTCTATAGCACCATCTGTTTTTGTAACTAAATCTAGCAGTTTTGGTGGAACAGGTAGTTATGATTTGATACATTATGTAACATCAACGGCAAATAGTTTTACCATTTTCTTCAAATCTACTCCTGCAATATCTACAGTGTGTAATTATTTCTATATGGTTATGCAACCATAAAAAATTAATATTTAAAAATAAAAATATAAATATGATTTACAACATACAACCAAAATCAATGACTGCTACTAAAATGAAAGTAGATATAATTCCTCCTTATACATCAGATACTTTTAACACTTACTGGGAGATTATTACACCAAATGGTAAAGTAATAGATAGAGGAAATGCGGCTAGTGATAGTGCAGCAGCATTAGCAGGTGTTCCGGTATATGGTTTATATAGAAATGGTAATGCTGTTCAAATACGTTTAACATAATTAATTTATTATTTTAATATATATGATATGGCAAATTATACATCAAATAGTTTTTTACTACCATTAAATACAGAGGATAAAATTATTCAAATTAGAGATAGATTTAATTTGAATAAATTATCCCTTAATGGACAAAATGTAAAAACCACTTTAGTCATATCAAATATAATTAAAATAGATACATTAGATCAAATTATTCAATTAGATTTTGTTTCAAACAATGATGCTAAAATAGCACTATCTTTATTACAATCTCAAATTGATACAATTAGATTAAATTTTCCTAATCAGTCAGGATCGGTTGGTCCTATTGGACCAACCGGACCACAAGGTATTCAAGGTCCAACAGGTTCAGGAACTACATTAAATGGAACAGGGTTTGTTAAAGCAACAGGAACTACAATTAGTTATGATAATTCAGTTTATTTAACTACTACAACTGCTTCTGCTACTTATTTAACAATTGCTTCTGCTTCAACAACATATACTACAATAGCAAGTTATTCTATAACTTCAAGAAGTGTGGTGATAGATCAACCTACTTATCCACTAACATTACCAATAGCACAATTAGGAAGTAATATACAACTTTTATCTATTACTGGAACTACATTAGGTGTTGGATCAACACTTGATTTTAATTTAGAAAGAAGATCATCATCTACACTTAATTCTACAGGAACATCTATTTTACCGAGTAATTTATCAGCAACTAATACTGGAACTTTTACATCAACTTTAAGTTTAACAAACTTAAATAATAATGATTTTATTGTATTCGTCTCAAGTAGTTATTCGGGACCTCCAAATCAATTAGTGATTTTAATAAAATATAAAATAACATAATAATATGCCAATTTACGTAACAACTTTACCACAAACAATTTTACCAACTAAATCCATAACAATTCAGGATTTGATAACTACATTACCAGATAGTATTACATACTCAATAAATATATGGGTAGATGATAAATTAGCACAATATGGTAGATCTGCTGATAATTTAATTTTTATTACTGATGATAATCAAATAACAAATGAAAAAAGGCAATACTTTTCAAGTTTAGTTAATTCATTAGGAATTGCAGGAACATTATCTAATTCTTGGAAAAGAAATAGTATATCAAAAGTTCAATTATATTCAAATGGTAATTTAATTTTTGATAAAACCACTATGTCTTATAAACAACTACCAACCCCAATTCCAACTTTGCCAGTATTAACAATACAAGAAGTATTAAACTTATTACCAAAAACTATACAATGGAATTATACAATGTATTTAACAGGTGGATTAGTTAAAAATGGTTGGAGTAATCACGATGCGGATATAATCATATTTGATGAAATACAAAATGGAACAACTGAATTATTAGAAATGAAAAAATATTTTACTAATATTTTAGGATGGAATATGGATATGGGGCAAAAAGTAATGGAAGCAAGGGAACCAGTATATCTTTACAAGATATATGAAAATGGTTTATTACAAATAAATAATTAATTATGGCAACATATACAGCAACATTTTATTCATATCAAGCAACATTTATAGATAGTGGTAATCCAGATTATATTTATGTTCAAGACCCTAATCATAGTTCCAATTATTGTATAATCGGAAATAATACAAACGATCAATCAACAACATACGATCAAAGTGGGGCAGAATGTGTATCTTTATACTCTTGGCATATAACCATACCAACAAATGCTTTTAATATATCGGCTACTGTATCTTTAAATGAGTTTTATAATTTTGGTGAAACAATAGGTGTTTATGGACCAGGTATTACGATGTTAAATTCAGGTTCTTTTGATGCTACTGTTACAACTTGGAATAACCAACCATCAATAGATACTGTTGTAGCAACAAATCCATCTTATCAAGTTGGATCAATAGATTTTTCTATAACTTTGGAAGAAGGTGCTTATGGCTTAGATAAAGCATTTGCTTTAAATACGGATGTAGCTAGTAGTTCTATTAATATATCATCACCTTCTGGGTGGGGGGCATTTCTTAATAGTGTTGGGGTAATAAATGTAAGTTATCAAACACCAGATTCAAGAAGAAGAATTATTACATGGTAATTTTAATATATAAAAAAAATAAATATAAATATGATTTACAACATACAACCAAAATCAATGACTGCTACTAAAATGAAAGTAGATATAATCCCTCCTTATACATCAGATACTTTTAACACTTACTGGGAGATTATTACACCAAATGGTAAAGTAATAGACAGAGGGAACATGCCAGTTCCAATACAATATATGCCACTTTTTGTTAGTGTTATTCAAAATATTAATGAAAATGGAGATGTAGTAGGAGATACATTAAGGGCGGAATTAAATGCTATTTTATCTGATCCAAGTATAGCCTTACCTTTAGCAGATTTACCTATTAGCGGAACGCAATCATCTGATAATTCAGGTGGAACGCAATCAGGTAGTTAAAAACTAATTTTTTTCTATGAGTAAGTTATTAACATCTATACTTTTATTTTTTATAGCTATATTAATTTTTATAGTAGTATTACCATTTGGGGTTTTATACCAAATTATTAAAATTTTTTCTACAAAAGAAAGAAATGGTTATTTTTCTGATTATTTTTTCAAAATAGCACAATGTATAGATCAATTAGGTAATGTGGTAAATAGACAATTATTTAATGATGTTTTAATAACTCCTACATCAAAAAATGCGTTTGGTAATAACCAAGAAACTATTAGTTCAGTTATAGGAAAAAATTTAGAAGATAATACATTATCTAAAACAGGGATTTGGTTGAACAAGATACTTAATCTTATCCAACCAAATCACTCTGTTATTTCAATAGAAGATAATGTAAATTATCCAACTGGTACAAGTGGTTTATAATAAACTTATCAACCAAATAACTACAACTAAAGTAAAAACTATTTCTGCATACCAAAGTAAACTTGGTAAGAAAAGACTTATTAGCAAAAATATTGCTGCGATTTTAATTACTGTTCTTATCATAAAATTTTATTTATTCTTTTTTCACGTCTTAAAGCAGCATCTACATAACCATCTGACTTAAGTAAGAAATCTTTCTTTTCTTGTTTTTTTAATTTTTCTTCATATTTTTTATCTAAAACTTCTTTAAAATTTAATAAAAGTTGTTTTTCACTTGAAACTTCAGCGAATCTTACTCTATAAATTTCATCTTTAACTAAAATTTTATCATCATATAAAGAATAGTATTCACCTTTTATATCAACATAAAATTCTCCACATTTATGATAAATGGATTTACCTAACTTAGGGTGAAATAAAAAATATCCAGGTTCATTACAAGGGATGATTATACTAATTGCAATTAGTATAACGTCTAATACGGTCATTAAAGCCCCACCTCCTGAATTTTGTAAATTAAGTAGGTGTATAGTATACCATACACTTAATCCTATTAAGGAAATATTAGCTATTATAGCTAATATTTTCATTGTTTGCTTAAAAATCTTCATATCTTACCAAATAAATAAAGGGACTATCCAAATAGGGTTTACATAAAAAGGATCGTAATAATACGGTTCATAATATGAAATAGTTTCATATTCTTCAACAATTGTTTCTTCAACAACTTCTTCATAAGTTGAAGTTTCTAAAACTTCAACTTGTTTTCTTTTATTTTCTTCTTCTAAAAGACTTACCATTAATTCCGTTCCTTGTTTGATAATATCTTCAATAACATCTTGCCCTAATTGTTCGGGAGTTATTGCGGTAGCACAAATGTTTTCAATTTCATCCCAAATCATATCGGATAACATATCAATTTGCCATCCAGTTTTTTGAGTATCGAAACGATTTTCATTTAAAAAAGACATGAATACTACTTCCGCAGGATTTATATTTTTGTACATAGCAACTGCGATTCTAACATCATCAAATCGGCTATCCATTTTATAAAAATTCCATTGTTCATCGGTATTAAAGTCAAAATACCTTGAAAAAGCAAATTCACCTTTTTCTAAATCAACAAATCCGAATACATCGTAGTATCTTAAATACTCACCATAACGTTTCATGAAAATGTCAAAAGTGTCTATACCCTTTTGAGTAATTTGATAGTTTATACCGCTGATTTGAACATAACCTTTGTTCATCAATTCGATAAATAGAGGTTCTAAAAGTCTATCGTCCCCATTTAATATGGTTCTAAACGATGTTCCATTAATTAGTTCATTAAGAAGAATTAATGATTTGTAATTTTTTGAGTCTGTTGCTGTGATATACATTTATTTTATTTTTTTGTTAAAACAAATATACGAAAAATTTTTCAAAAAATTTCAAAAAATTTAGATTGATAATCTTAGTTTATTTACTAAGATTATCAATTTTTTTATTTAATTCAGCATTTTGTAATGTTAGATCATTAACTGTTTTTTCTAAGTTATCTAATTTTTCTAAAAGATTTTTAATTACTACACTATGATATGGAATTACTTGGTCATAGTTCATTGTTAACTGAACTTTATCAGGGCTCATAAATCCTTCTTCATCAATAGTTTTTTCTAATTTATCATTAGGTATTTGTCCTATTAAATGGTCGAAACCTATTTTAGCAACTTGTTGAGCCGAATAACCTGTTTTTAATCCTGTGTCTTCATTATCTTTCCAATTAAATTTAATTGGTTTTATATTATTAACTAATTTAATAGCATCATTTAATTCTATTTCTCCTAATATATTTTTCATTCTTTCATCTGATGTAGCATCAAACTCAGGACATTGAATACGACCACTTGCATATAAACTAAATGGTACTACACCTGAACTCCCGCCTGTACCTGCCCCACTTGTTGATAGATAACCATAACTTGATACAACATAACTTCTTGAAGCATTTATACTAACAAAAGCTGTTATATTAGATGAACCAATACCTATACCAGTTCCTGCTGTACCGCCACTTACAGGAGCTTGTGTTAATAAGTATAAAGGAGCATTATTTGTATTGATCCACATACCTTGATTAGGATTTCTTGAATGTATGTGAAAATTACCATCATCATATATTTGAGAGTTATTAACATTGAATGATAAATAATTAGAAGTACCATCAGTATTTGCAGATGTTGCTACATTCCCACCACCGACATATAATATACCATTATCAGCTACTGATAAAACAGTAGCTGAATATACGCTATTAAGAATTTCTAAACCTCCAACATTATTTACTCTAAAGAATTTATTTGGATTTGTACCACTTCCATAAGTATTAGTAGCTGTTAAGAAATCTAAATAACCTGTGCCACCTTTTGTATTTGTACCAGTAACATTTATTCCTGCTAATATACCACTTGTTATACCATTTATATTTAATGATGCACTAGATACAGATCCTAAATTATTTAATGTTAAACCAGATGATGAAATTAAAGTTGCTAAACTACGAGTTCCACCGTACCATTGGAAACCATCCCCTGCTAAATCTGTGCCAAACCACATTGTTCCAGCATCTATACCAATAGCGTATCCTGTACTAGATGAACTTATATTATCTGCTAATATAAGTTTAGCACCATTACTATAAGTGTTGTAACTAGGAGTTCCTGTTAATAAGTTATTAAATTTAATATAAGGAGAAGATGCAGTTGATGTGAAAATTAAATTACCTGTGATTGAAGATGTTCCAACTACTTGTAATTTAGTACCATTATCAGAAGCAGTTCCTATTAAAACATTACCGTTTGTTTTAACAATTTTTAATTCTACTGTACTACCATCAGGGGTTATGATAAAATCTTTTGTATGATATAAATAAACTTTATCTTGTAAATTTGTTCCTGAATAAGCACTACCAGCGTAACCAAAAGCACCTGTATTATTACTTGAACTATCATAAAAATTAACTGCTGCAACTCCTTGTGTATTTAAATTTTGTACAAATATTGGTGAAGAAGCAGCACCATTTACAATAAAGTTTGCTTGTGCGTTAAAATATGAAGTTCCTGCTACTTGTAATTTATATGTAGATGATGTAGCAGAAGAAGTATATCCTAAACTAAGATTTCCGTATATTTGAGAATATAATGAACTTGTATTACCAATTGTTATAGTATTTGAACCATTACCAACTGCTGAATAACCAATAACAATTTCATTTGTATCATTACTTGCTAATGGGTAAGCACTTGAACCTATAATAATACTATTATTAATAACTGTATTACTTATTGTTCCTCCTGATGTTAAAACACCTGAATTATATCCAATAGCAACATTATTAGATCCTGTTGTATTTGATTGTAAAGCAGCATTACCAAATATAACATTAGAACCACCTCCAGTATTACTTTGTCCTGCTTGAGCACCAACTGCGGTATTTCTACCATTTGTAGCGTTTATTAAACAAGCATAACCAACAGCAACATTATACCCTCCAGTCATTTTTTGTAATGCTTGAGCACCTACCGCTGTATTAAATGATGTATTTGTGGGTTGTAAAGTTTGATACCCAATTGATACATTATATGTTCCTATTGTGTTTGAACCAAAAGCAGATGCTCCTAAAACCGTATTAGAAACTGTATTACCAGAACCTAAACCTAAAACAACTCCATTAACATTACCTAATGTATCAATATTAAACACTGACAAATGAGTTCCTGCTCCATTAGCAGCAGTATTTGTACCTAAATCAATTAAATAGTTTGTTGCAGTTGATAATGTACCAACTGATTGTAAATAAGGAGAAATCCAAATACCTCTAAAATTAGCAGTATTAGTTTGATTTATTGTTGGTATAATTGTTAATGAATTTTGAATACCACTAGAAACTGATAATACTGGTGATAAACCTAATATTGATCCCGCAAGTGCTGAAGTAAATCCAATATTTAATGCTCCAATTAATTGTGTTGAACCTACTGAAAGTTTAGTTTGAGTATTTTGTATAAAGTTTATATTTCTAGCACTACCAGTACCACCTTGTTCTGTAGATATATTAAAAGCATTACTATTCCAATATATTCTGGCTTTTTCATAGTTAGTAGTTTGATCTGCTGTATTATAAAATGTATAACCATAAGTAGCACTAATAGGTGTTACTATATTACCTGATATATCAACTGTAAATACTGATGAATGAGATCCACCACCATTAGCGGATGAGTTAGTTCCTACATCAATTAAATAGTTTGTAGTTGAACTTGTACCTACAGATTGTAGATATGGAGAAATCCATATACCTTTCCAATAACCATTAGATGATTGGTTAATTGTAGGTAATAATGCTATAGAATTTTGATTACCTGTTGATGATTGTAATACTGGATTTGAACCAATAATAGAACCATTGGCTGCTGTTGAATAATAATAATTGAATGCTCCTGTTGTTGTATTTCCATTAATTGTAAATTTAACACCAGTACCAAATTGAAGAATTAAAGACCTAACTGTAGCAGTACCACCTGCTTCGCTTAATATATTAAATGTATTATTAGTCCAATATAATCTAGTTCTTTCATAGTTAGTAGTTTGATCTAATGTATTATAGTATACAATACCTGTTGAGGTTGAAGGTAATGTAAGTGTATGTGTTGGTGTAGTTGTACCTATACCAACATTACCCGATACGTACAACCCAGCTGTGCTTAAAGTAGATCCAAAAGTACCCAATTGTGAATATATATTTGACCATTGATAAGAACTTCCTCCTAATGTATAAGAGTTATTTGTAGTAGGAACTATATTTCCAGCAGTTTGTAAAATTCCTGCTGAATTATCAGTTGTTCCTGCACCAAGTATTAAATTAGTTCCATTATATACAAAATTAGCATATGCTGTAATTGAACTAGAACTACCATTTGATACTATTACTGAGTATGTAGATGGATTTGTTATTGTAACACCAGGACCAGTAGCACCCGTTGAACCTGTTGCACCTTGAGGTCCAGTTGATCCTGTAGCACCTGTAGATCCTGTTGGACCTTGACTACCCTGACTACCTGTAGCACCAGTTGAACCAGTAACTCCTTGAATACCTTGACTACCTGTTGCTCCTGTAGAACCTGTTGGACCTTGAATACCTTGAATACCTTGACTACCCGTAGCACCTGTTGATCCTGTTGGACCTTGAATACCTTGAATACCTGTTGCTCCTGTAGAACCTGTTGGACCTTGAATACCTTGACTTCCTGTTGGTCCTATAGAACCAGTTGGTCCTTGAATACCTTGAATACCTTGACTTCCTGTTGGTCCTGTAGAACCTGTTGGTCCTTGAATACCTTGACTACCTGTAGCACCTGTAGATCCTGTTGGACCTTGAATACCTTGACTACCTGTAGCGCCTGTAGATCCTGTTGGACCTTGACTACCTTGACTACCCGTAGCACCTGTTGAACCTGTCGGACCTTGAATACCTTGAATACCTTGAATACCTTGAATACCTTGACTTCCTGTAGCACCAGTTGAACCAGTAACCCCTTGAATACCCTGAATACCTTGACTTCCTGTAGCACCAGTTGAACCAGTAACCCCTTGAATACCCTGAATACCCTGAATACCATCAGCACCAGTTGAACCTGTCGGACCTTGAATACCTTGAATACCTTGACTTCCTGTAGCACCAGTTGAACCAGTAACCCCTTGAATACCCTGAATACCCTGAATACCATCAGCACCTGTAGCACCCATTGATCCTGTAGCACCTCTTATACCTTGAATACCTTGACTTCCTTGGAACCCTTGGATTCCTTGAGGACCTGTCGCACCAGTTGGTCCTGTTGGTCCTTGAATACCTTGAATACCTTGACTTCCTGTTGCTCCTGTAGAACCAGTTGGTCCTTGAGCTCCTGTAGCACCGAATCCTCCAGATATATTTATATTTCCATTAGAACTAGCAGTTATACCATTAACTGATAAAACAACATATTCTCCGTTAGATTGAGCAGAACCATCAGGATTAATTACAAAATTGCCAAAATTAGCAGATCCATCAGGATGTAAATTCCAATTAACAGCTTGTGAAAATGTAGCATCTCCCCAATATTCTCCTGTTTCTATAAAATAAACTACACTACCCGTTCCACTACTATTTTGACCACCTTGTGCTAATAAATCCCACTCTGATTGACTTATACCTGGAGCATTTTGTGGATTATTTGTTAAACATATATAACTACTTCCATTATAATTAACCGCATCATAACTAACGTAATACATACTTTGTGTCCAACTACCCATCCACATTAAAGATACTCCAGGCGTACCTGTAGCACCTTGAGGTCCAGTTGGACCTATACCACCACTACCTGATCCACCACTACCTATATTAAGTAAATTACCTAAACCATCGTAATATAAACCATCTACTACTTGAACTAATCTTTGAAAAGTTGATGAAACACTAAATCCATATAAACTATTATTCATAAACCATCTATTATTTTAACTAATTTTTTAAATGTTGATTAAAAACTAAACCTATTAAACTATTTTAATAAATGTCAAATAGTTTATGAACTACCTAAAAAATTAATTTAGGCATTTATCCTAACCAAAGGTTAGGATAACTTTTTAGACATTTCATAGATTGTGCCATCTATAGATGGTCTTATTTGATCTCCATGTCTGTAATCGTCAGTCCCTGACGATATTATTTTAAACCCTTCTTGTTTTATATTAGTAGCGGCGTTAAAATCTCTATCATGTTTAGTTTTACAAGAAGGGCAAGTCCATTCACGTAAATCTAATTTTAGATTTTGATTAATATACCCACATTTACTACATGTCTTGGATGAAGGAAAGAATCTATCAATTTTAATAACTTGTTTATCATTCCATGTTGCTTTATATTCAAGAAAATTAATAAACATGCCCCAAGAGCAATCCTGAATATGTTTAGATAATTTATGATTTTTAATCATTCCTTTAATGTTGAGGTCTTCAAGAAATATAGTATCATAATTTTTAATTAAATCAGTAGAAACTTTATGTAAATTATCTTTACGAGAATTGGTTATCTTCTTATAAATCTTAGCTACCTTTAAGCGTTGTTTGTTATATCTATTACTTCCTTTAATTTTTCTACTTAAATGTTGTTGATTTACTTTTAATTTAGTAGAATATTTTTTAGTATATCTATTATTTTTATATTTAAACCCATCAGAAGTTATAACAAAATCTTTAATTCCTAAATCTATACCCACAAATAATCCTGTCTTTTCTAATTTCTTATGGGTAGTTTCTACTAAAATTGAAACAAAATATTCATTAGTTGGTGTTTTAGATATAGTGCATTGTCTTATCTCTCCATTAAACTTTCTATCTTGAATCATTTTTATACCTTCCTTGAATTTAGGAATATTTAGATATGATTTTTCAACAGAAATATATTGTGGAATATGAAAGGAATTTTTATCATGCTTAGACTTAAATTTAGGAAAACTAGTTCTACCTTTAAAAAATCCATTATATGCTCCCTCTAAATGTTTTAATGAATGTTGAAGTGAAGCTGTTAAAACTTCTTTTAAGAAAAAAAATTCTTCTTTTTTCTTTAAAAATGTTAAGTCTTTAGCGTTATCTAAATAATTTAGAGATTGCTTATTAATTTCATATTCTTTTTTTCTTTCATTTAAATAATGATTATATATAAATCTAACACAACCAAAGTGCTTATTCAACAAAATGGTTTGTTCTTGATTTGGTAATAATTTATATTTGAAACTTTTTAACAATTTTTATATTCTATAATTTTATATAGTATATATAAAATTATTACTCTCCCTTTATAATATTTTTAATATATACTTTAATGGCAAATAGAATAACTCATAAAAAAATTTATACTAATTGGGAAGATCTTCATATTGATTGGGAACAATTAGATATGACTTGGGATGAAGTTTTTACTATGATAGAAGTAATTTCTAGAGCTGGTGGAAGTGGATGGGGTAGCGAACAATATAAAAACAATCCGTGGAGAAAGATTGTAGAAGAAGTTAAACCTGAAACTGCTAAACATTTTCTAAAAATTATATGTACTGTTAATGGTATTCCTTATGAAAGTGTCAAAGAAAAGAAAATTGAAAATCTAAAAATATCAGTAGATAAGATAGAAAAGACACTAAATGAGAAACTAAAAATTAATATTAAAATTTAATATATAAATTATGAAAAAAGAAGTAATAAATTTTTTAGATTTCATTGCAGATGATAATGAAGTTTATGACAAGTTAGATAAACAAGAAATAATGGATAATTTCTTTATTAAAGAAGATGTAGGTCAAGAAAATACTATTGATGTAAATGAAGAAGAACCTATAAAATATTTAGAAGAACCTATCGAAGAAATTCCTTCAATTCAAGAAGAAGAAAAAGAAGAAAAAGAAGATATTGAAGAATATGAGGATGAAATTGCTCATACAAAAAAACCAATACAAATGAAAGAAAATAACAATTATAAAATATTCAAAGATAAACCTGAAATGTTTTCTTGTGAAATAACATTAGAAGGTGCTAATTATAAAGAAACACAAGTTAGATTAATACTAGAATCTGATGATTGGAATATTATGTTTAATGGTGAAATTGATAAGAATGGTAAATGTAATATACCGATTAAAAAAATGAATATCTTAGAAGAAGGTACTGTTGGTAAAATAAAATTAGAAGTTATTGCTGAAGATTCTGTTTTTGTGCCTTGGGAAGATGATTTTGAAGTTAAATTATCTAAAAAAGTTAGTGTAAAAATTAACGAAACTAAATCTAATCCAAAAATACCAAATAACAAAACAGAAGTTAGTGTAAAAATTAAAAAATAAAAATGAAATTATTAAAAAAATTAACTAATTTTAATGAAAAGTTAGGAACTATTCTGTCAGATGGATTGAGTTCAATGCAAATGTTTTATATAGTAACTTTATGTGTAGTTATACCTTTATTATTTCAACGACCATCTACTCTTATAGAATGGATTCAGTATTTAAGTACTGCTATTTTACAAGCTGTTGCTTTACCTCTTTTAGGTTTTACCACTAAAAAAAGTGGGGATGCACAAGAAAAAGTAATTAAAGAATCACATGATCTTCTTCTTAATGAATTTGAAGAATTAAAAGATACTCACGATATTTTACTAAAAGAAATTCAAGAAAGAACAAAACATAGTGATGAACAACTTCTAATGATGGAACAAGTGAAAGAAATTCACGAATATATTCACAATTTAGAAAAACGTAAAAAATGATATACCTACCCCCAGTAAATGTAAAGTTAAGAGACTTAAGTAAGAAAAGTGTATTCTTAGCAGGAACAATTGAAGTTGATAACGCTAATTCGTATGATTGGCAAGAAGATTTAGCAAATTATTTTAATGAGTTAAATTTTGAAGTATTTAATCCAAGAAGAAAAGCTTGGGACTCATCATGGGCAATGACCTTTGAAAATTCTAATTTTAATCACCAAGTTAATTGGGAATTAGATTCCTTAAAAGAAGCAGATTTAATTATTATGAATTTTCTCCCATTAACTATATCGCCTATAAGTTTATTAGAATTTGGTAAATATTCCTCAAGTGGTAAAATGTTAGTAGTTTGTCCAAAGACTTTTAGTAGAAGAGGAAATGTAGAAATAGAATGTTATAGAGAAAATATTCCTATGTTTGAAACAGTTGAGGATTTGAAGAATTATATATCTTCAAGAATAGGAAGTGATTCTATAATTTGATCAAATGGATCAACTAAAGACTTTAGTTCTAACATTAGTTGTAGATAATCATCATCTTCATTAATAGAATAACCTAATTTTATTTCTAAATCATCAGGAACTGTTAATAACATATATTCGTTATCATAATAGTATAAGGAATCATAGTAAATATCTTCAAATTTAATTGAAATATTTACTATGATTCCTTTTTCATATCTTCCTTTATAAAATAAAATTATAGGTTCAAATTTACACATCTAAAGCTTCAAATACTTTTTCTCTATCAAACTGAGTTTTGTTAATTAAAAATCCACCATAATATAATGTATTAAAAATAAAAGTATAATTAATAGGATTATTATGTGGAATAGAACGAAATTCTCCTAATAATTCATGATATAATCCTTGAATAAATTTTTTGTCTATATCATTTTGCATAGAAAATAATTTTTCAATATTGAATATATAATCTTCTAATTTTATCATATTAAAAATGTTAATTTTTTAATTCTATTATCCAAATCAGTAAAAATCACACTAATTTTCTCTAATTTAGAGATTTCTTTTGCTTCGCCAGTTACTTCATTGATAATCACATCTTTTCTATATTCAGGCTCAAGACTTGGTCTTTCTCCTAAAAAACGTCTCATATCTTCTTCGATAACTTTATAATTCCAATTGGCTTTCCAATTTACTTTTGAGATATAATCTCTAATTGCCATTTCTTTCATACTCTTATATATTTTTTATCCCTCCGTTTCCTTGTATAAATAGATTATTATCTTCTAAAAGTTGTAAATTATTTTCTGTTTTTTGACATAACTCAGTAAATAAACCAACTTCTTCATCACTAAGAATAAACCATTCATTTAATACATTATTTTTTTTAAAATATGAATGTAAAGAATTTTCAACTTTAGAAGCCCATTTTGATTGAAAACTATTAACTATACTTATTTTATATGGATTTCCTGTTTGTAATGCACGTAATCTTACAGAAATATCATTTTTTGTTATTCCAATTTTATATATTTTTATATCATCAATAATAGCTGTTAGTAAGTATATATTTGATTTTTTCATCGTTGAAAAAAATTTTTTTTTAGAATAATTATTCTTATATTTACATAAATAAAAAAAATATGTATAAACTATTCTATTCACCTATTTTAAGAACTTTCTTTCAAAAGTTGACAGAAAATAAAATTTCTCAAGAAATTCTTAATAAAGAAAATTCTTTAATTGATATTAATATGACCTGTATTGAGTTAGATACAGAAGGATATTTGTCATTTTCTCCCGCAGATAAAGTTGAAAAAATATTAAAAGATCAAAGAAGACGAGACTTAAATGATTGGGATTCTTTAGAAAATTTTTGGTATCACGATATGAGTAATTCAGATTCAACTTATGGAATATGGACAAAATCAAGAAACCAATTAAAAATTGGAAGATTTATCAATCAACTATTCCCTGATAAATACACTACTAAAGAAGTAGAAGATTTTGTTAATTTAGTAAAATCTAAACAAAATATTAATGATGAGTTTCAGTTAATTAGTGGTGAAGATATTCGTTATTGGTATAACGACTATAAATATTATAGTAATTGTGGAGATTTAGGAAACTCGTGTATGAAAAAAGAGGTATGTCAACCTTTCTTTAATATTTATGTTAAAAACCCTAAATGTCAGATGCTTATCTTAAAAAGAGATAATTTATTAGTTGGTCGTGCCCTTATATGGCATATTGACTATGCAGGTGATGAATTTAGTTTTGAATATATGATGGATAGGGTTTATACCAATAAACCAAGTGATATTCTAAAATTTCATGAGTATGCTAAAGAAAATGGTTGGGCTAGAAAATATAAGAATAGTTATTCTGATGAATTTTCATTTGTAGTAAATGAAAAAAGATATGACGCAAAAGTCGGTTTTCAATTAGAAATAAATGAATATGATTCATACCCGTATGTTGATACATTTAAGTTTTATAATCCTACAACAGGTATAATTCAAAATTATGCTCCTGATGAGAGGGGTTATTATAAATTAGAAAGTACTAATGGTTCATATACAAAATGGCAATTAAGGAAACATTCTGATTATTATCAAACTACAATAGCAGAAAGTGATGCTATATGGAGTGATAGATTACAAGATTGGTTATATAGAGATGATACTATAGAAGTTTCTGTAGGTTCAGAAAGATATAGAGGTATATATCCTGATGATCATGATGATATTAGATTTGACCCTTATATAAGTAAATATGTTCATAATAATGATTGTGTATATAGTGAATATTATGGTGAATATATTTTCAAAGAAAATGCTGAAAAAGCTTATATAATCAATTCTAAATATGAAGTTAGAAGAGTTGATTGGGTATGTAAAATTAATCTTAAGAGTGCTCAATTTATTGAAGAAATTACTAATGAAAAATTCATTGAACTTAAACCAACATTAGACCCTGCTATTAAATTAGCGATAATAACAAGATATGATTAATAGAATTATTATTAGAAGCTCTGAACGAATTATTTTAGATATACCTATCGTTGAGTTCGATATTTTTGAAAAAGATATTGAACTCAAAAGATATTCTAATTTATTGGAATTAACTCTTAATTATAAAGATGGTGGTGATTTAATACATTGGTATGATAATACTCCTTCATATAGAACGGAATTAATATTATATTCTCTTGAAAAAGTAGAATGTATTTATATAACAAGATTTACTATAGAACAAACATCTTTATATGATGATTTATTTCATATAAAGATGCACTATAGAGATTTTTTAGACACTAATTTATCAATTATTCCTGAGTTAAAAAGCTTGTATAGAGATATACAAATTAATAAAATATTAAATGATGTATAATAAAATTTTGATTTTAGATAATGGTGTAATTTATCCAATTTATTCTTATAAAATAATAAGTTATCATGATGTTGGAGATAAAAATCATATGTTATATTTTCAACATGAACTAAATATAATAGTAGATACTATTAAAGTTAATATGGATTTACTAAGAGATCTTAATAGATTAAATTATGAAGATACTACAATAGTCTTATTTAATGAGGATGATATAAAGTGTTTAGTTTTAAGTAAAACATATTTAAAACATATTAATAATAAAAGTAATATTACTATTCTTATATTTGATGTAGTTAGGATGAATGAAACAGACGTTTATCAAATAGAGAGTTTAAAATATATTGCAAGGGACTTAAAAATTAAAAGCATCTTAGATAGTTAAGATGCTTTTAATTTTGTATATATTTTATATACTTTATGGGCATATTGTTCATGAAATTTAAAAACATTGTTTTCTAAAATACGGATATAAATATAATTTCCATCATAGTAAACACTACTAAGTGGGATTTTCATTAAAAATGAAAATTCTTTTTGAAAAGTTAAAATATTATTAAATTTTAATTTGAATATATCTAAAAATTCACTACTAGACATAGAAGTTATATAAGATTCATTTTTTAATTTAATTTCGAAATTTTTAATATCTTCTACATCTATTTTTGTTAAACCATTTTTTTCATAAACTTCTTCTTTAAATTTTTCTAAAAAAATAATAATTGATTCTTCTAAATTGATACTATCATATTCTTTTTCTAAATTAAATGTTAAGAAATAACATTGATAATTTGAATATTGATATAACTTAACTGAGTAATTACAATTAATTTCAATCTTATCGTTGAATTTTAAAATTTTAAATTTTAAAAATGAAAAAAATTGATCATTATTTTTATACTCTATTTCATATTCATCTTTTTTGAGGCTTATTTTTGACTTAAATATAGGAAAATTACCAATATCAGGGTATCCACATTTTTTTATCCATTCTTTCCAATCTTCTGTTTTTATATATTTATCTATTAATATATCAAATTCATAATCTGTTAGTTTATTTTTTTTCTTCTTTTGTAAGAAAATTCTATCCTCAATTTTCTTTTTTCTTTTAACTTCATCAGGATCATTTAATTCAAAATCTTTTTTAGAAGCATCTAGACCTTTATTTACAATTAAAGACATATATCTATTAACTTTTTCTGGTAATTTCTGTCTAACTATATCTAAAAATTCTTTACCTTCCTCAGAAGTTAATTCCTCTCTACTTTCATTATATGTTTTAATATATTTCATTACTTATTAGCTATTTTTTTATACATTTTATATACATTATTGGCATATTGTTCGTGTATTTGGATTAATTCAGTTCCATGATCAAACTTAGCATATAAAAATATTGTACTCTCTTTATCACTATAATAACAAGTTAAGTATTTTATATTTTTTAAAAATTTTAATTCATCAGGAAGATCATTTGTATAATTTGGATTATCAGATATTTCTCTAACTTTTTGTACCCCATCTTTACTTAAATAAACAGGATATTTTTTAGTATCATAAAGTAACATCATTAATTGTTCTAAATTATCAACATCCTTTTTTGTTCCTATAAAAGGGGTTGATAAAATTTCTCTATGTGAATTAATAAAGAAATCTTTTATATTATCATAAATATCAAAATTATTTTTAGTAAATTCTACTTGAATAAAACTTTGATATAATGTATATCCATTATATAATATATTAAAATTTAAGAGATTTTCAAATAAATTCATCGCATTAAATTTAGACATATTTATTGTTAATCTTGAATCTTTATCTCCTTGATAAGTAATTTTTAACCAAAATTCATTAGTAGGAGTTTTAAGTGCTATATCTGTAGTAAAATTTAATTCAACTCCATTTGACTTAAAATAATCATAAAAATCTTTATTAAGTAGATATATTTTTGCTAATTCTTCAATGCTCTCTTTATTTACTTCTCTACTTTCAAATAATTTATATTTAGTTATTAAATTCATTATCAACTTCTTTTTTTATCCTATCATAGATTTTTTTCAACTTATAAATATATTGTTCATGAACTATAAAAGTTCTATTAAATTTTGAAAAGTATAATTTTATATTATTTCCATAAGCATAAGACCAAGGATTAGAAGTTTTTAAAACATTATCATCCCATCCAATTAATTTATAATCTTTTTTATTAGGATAATAATTTAATTCAGTTACATCTTGTATATACATAGTTTTTGAAAATTCTTCAATTTTTTTGATAAACTCATTACAAATAACTATTTCTTTAATACTAAGATGTTCTGGACCATATTTAAAAACATTTTCTTTAATTTTTTCCTTTAAACTTTGTTTTATTTGAGTAATAAGAGTTTTATCTTGTTTATCTTTATAAATTTTACCTATTTTTGTTGACTTAAATATATCATCTCCTCCATAAGCATTATATATGCTATTAGAATGATATATTACGGATGAAGTTTTTAATAGATTTTTATCTTCTTTAAACTCCACATTTATATATAAATAAACTTTAAAATAAGGCATTTTACTAGAAAAATCACGAATATTAAAATTTATAGTGGTTATTACACCTAAATTAGTATTTTCAAATTCATAATGTAATAAATGTTTATCATCTTTTTTATCATAAGAATAATCATATTTAGAAGATAATGGATAAAAAGGATAATAATTATAATCAAAATATTCAATAACTTCTGGAGTAAAAAGTTCTTTCTCCAAAATAGATTTAATAATATCTTCCGTAAGAATCATTGTATTTTGATTTTCAAATAATTTATATTTAGTTATTAAATTCATCTTCTACTTCTTTTTTAATTAATTTATATAATTTAACTATTTTATATAAATATTGCTCATGAATCATAAATTGTTTATGTAATTCTGTATGAGTTTCATTTGAAGAACTCATTTTACTTAAAAAATCATAAACATCACAATAATCAAAATATATCAAATCATTATTTCTTTTTTGGATTCGAAAATTTGTTAAATCTATATTGTTTATCAAATTGTAATATTCTCTATCATTAATATTTATTTTTGTATCTAATGGAGATAAATTAGATTTATATTTTTCTAATATTTTTATTAGTTTTAAATCAATTAAAAATGTTTTAATATTTATAAAATCTATACTACCTTCATCAGTATTTCTTAATTGAGGTCTAAAAAATTTAAGTCTCGTTTTTTCAAACTCCATTTGATTTAGTAATTTATCTTTTCCTATATTTGGTGAAAATATATTAGTAGTTTTATATAAAACTCCCTTTGTATCTTTATCAATTAATCTATATATATCGTAATCATTAGTATGATTTACTTGTATAGACATTGTATAAATTATACTTGCACTAAGTTTATAATCTATTGTATAATTAATTATAGTTTCTGTATTGTTTTTAATAAATTTATAAGTTAATATATATTCACATTTATCAATATCATGATTATATCCTATATTAGGGATAATTGGAAAAAATGGATAATTATATTCATTCATAAAATTTTCTAATCTATCACTATTTAAATGATTACTAAAAAAATTTTTCACTTCTTCTTCTGTTAAAAATTCAGTATAGAGATCTTCAAATAATTTATATTTAAGTATATGTTTCATATACCTATATATAAAAAAACCCCCACAAAAAATGTGGGGGTTTTTAATTTTTAAGTATTCTTATTTCACTTCTTCAAATGGTATGTCTTCAGTAGAAGAATCATCTGTTGGAGTTTCTGTTGTAGCATCTGCTGAATTTTCATTCATTTGGCTATATAATTTTGTACTTATCTTAGTCCAAGTTTCATTTAATGATTCAGTAGCTTTATCTAAAGCATCTACATTTTTCTCTTTATGTAAAGTTTTTAACTCAGCTATTTTTTCATTTAATTCAGTTTTGTCTTCATCAGTCAATTTATCTTCTGATTCTTTAATGAATTTTTCAGTTTGGAAAATTAAAGAATCAGCTGAATTTAACTTATTAATATTCTCTAATTCTTTCTTATCCTTTTCAGCATTATCAGTAGCTTCTTGTTTCATTCTTTCAATATCTTCTTTAGATAAAGAACCACCACCTTCAATTCTTATTGAATTTTGTTTACCAGTTTTTTCATCTTTAGCACTTACTGAAATAATACCGTTAGAATCTACATCTATACTTACTGATATTTTAGGCACACCACGAGGAGCTAATTCAACACCTTCCATCACAAATCTACCCAAACTCTTATTATCTTTTGACATAGCTCTTTCACCTTGTAATATATGAATATCTACTGATGTTTGAGAATCAGATGCTGTACTAAAAGTTTCTGATTTTCTTGTAGGAATTGTAGTATTTGCTTCAATTAATTTAGTAAATACACCACCCATAGTTTCAATACCAATTGATAATGGAATAACATCTAATAATAGAATATCATTCACTTGACCTGAAAGAACACCACCTTGTTTAGTAGCACCTGTTGATACACAAGTATCAGGGTTTAATGATTTATTTGGTTTTTTGTTGAAAACCGCTTCTAATCTTTCTTGAACTAATGGAACACGAGTTGAACCACCAACTAAAAGAATGTCATTAATATCTGCAAGTTGTAATCCAGATGATTTTAATGAACTTTTTGCTTTTTCAATTACTCTTTCTACAATTGGTTCAATCATTTGATCCAATTTAGAACGACTTAATTGTTTAACTAAGTGTTTAGGAACACTATCAATTGCTGTGATATAAGGTAAGTTAATATCAGCAATAGCAGAACTTGATAGTTCTATTTTACATTTTTCAGCAGCTTCATATAATCTTGAATATGCCATAGGATCTTTTCTTAAATCAGTTGCTTCATCTTTTTGGAACTCATCAGCTAACCAATTAACAATTTTTTCATCAATTAAAGACCCACCTAAATCTAAATCACCATCAGTTGATTTGATTTCAAATACACCATCAGCCACGTCTACAACAGATACATCTAATGTACAACCACCAAAATCCACAACCATGTATTTCTTTTCAGATTGTGCATCTACATTTAGAATAGCAGATGTAGGTTCAGCGATTACACGTTCTACTGTTAGACCAGCGATTTCACCAGCGATTCTTGTTGAATCTCTTTCATCACTATTAAAGTGAGCAGGTACTGTAATTACTACTCTACTTACTTCTTGTCCTAAGAAATCTTCTGCTGATTTTTTCATTTTTTGAATAATCATTGCGGAAATTTCTTCGGGAGTATAGATTCTGTCGTCTATCTGAACTGCGGCTTTTCCTCCGTTATCTACTATTTTGTATGGTCTTTTTAAGTGTTTAACTTGTTCGTAAGTCTTACCCATTAAACGCTTAATGTTAAAAATAGTTTTTTCCGGATTAACAGCTGCTTGTCTTTTAGCCGCTTCGCCTACTTTAATACCATCTTTGGTAAATGCTACATAAGAAGGAGTAGTCATACCACCTTCTGCATTAGGAATAATTTTGATTTCGTTCCCTTCATAAATGGAAATGGCTGAATTATACGAACCAAGATCCAAACCTACAATTTTTTTTGTACTCATACTTTTTACTTATTTTTATTTTTTATTTAATTTATACAAATATAATAATTATTATTCATATAAAAAAATTTATTTAAGTTTATCAAAAAGTATGCCAAAAATTATATTAATATTTTATTGATATTTTCATCTCTATTACAAGCCATTATTTCTTCTTCTGAGAATTCTATTTTAGTTAAATGTATATAAGCATTTTCTAAATTAAAAATTTTTAATAAATTTTCAAAAACTCTAATATAATAATTTATTTTTTTTAATTCTAGATTATTATCTAGATTCTCAAATAAATTATTATAACATTTATCTGAGAGCTTTTCAAACTCTATATTTAATTCTTGTAATTTTTTTAATACAAAATCAACATTTTCATTTAACATAAACTCTTTTAATATTTCCTCAGTATATTTTGTATATCTAAGCCTAGAAAGATCATCTGTAATAGGTTTGCCAGAATAAGACATATTATATGCAACATCTTTTATACAACTTTTTTTTCTTTTATCAGCATCTTTATACAAAAAATCTAATTTACTTTTTATTAATTCTTCTTTCATTTAAATATTTTCTAAAATTTTATTTATTTTTTTATCTCTTAACCAATTTTTATAAATAATATAGATTTCATCTACACCCATATTATGTTTATCACATTCATCTAAAATATCCGAGAAATCTTTATTTTCTACCATTTTTAGAATATCATTATAATAATGTTCTAATTCTTTATTAGGTCTACCCATTTAATAATTCATTTATTTTTTCTTCACGTAATTTACTCACATATATAGCTTGAATGTCTTTTATACTTAAATATTTATGTTCATTATTTAATATAAAACTCCAATAGAAATCTAAAAATCCGTAATATTCTTCCCCAAAATAATTGTCTAACCAATCATCCATTGTTAATTCCGCCATAATGTCATTTATTCAAATCATCCAATACATCTATTATATCTGAAAAAAATATTTCTCTCCATTCAGTCTCCTCTTCATTATAATTCCAACCTTCGACAGAAGTTTCATGTGTTTGGTAATATTTTACCATTTCAATATATTCATAATATGTGTCAAAATCTTTTCTATCTAATAGAATATCTTGAACTTCAATATCAAATGTTCTATCTAATTTATCTCCATCCCCTTTAATTAAAACTCTTAAATTAAAATAATCTTTTTTTGGTTTAAATCTTTTTTTTCTTAAGTAGTTAGTAAATTGAATTATATTAATCCATGATTCTGACTTTGGTTTTTTTGTAAATTTTTTTAGATGTTTCATAAATTATCTTGTTATTATATTTTATATATTTTATAAGTGAAAAAGTTATTATTAATATTAAACAATTATTAATAATAATATATAATATATTATGATTATTACTAAGTTTTTACGATTAAAATTAACTGATAGATATAGAAAAATTGGTTATGTAGCTAGTATTGATGGGTTTTATGATTTAAAAATCGAAGATTTATCATTATCATCTAAAAAATATATTTTAGTTAAATGTGATTTTTGTGGAAAAGAAAAAGAAGTTACTTATAAATATTATAATATGAATACTTCAAATCAAGAAAATTTATTTTCTTGTAGTTCTAAATGTGGAAGCATTAAAGCTAAGAAAACTAATTTGGAAAAATTTGGAACTGAGAATGTTTTTCAAAATGATAGTATAAAAGAAAAAATTAAACAAACTAATTTAGAAAAATATGGAGTTGAAAACTATTCTAAAACTGATGAATATAAAGAAAAAGTTAAACAAACAAATTTGAAAAAATTTGGAACAGAAAGTGCTATACAAAATAGTGAAGTAAAAGAAAAAGTTAAACAAACAAATTTGGAAAGATATGGGTGTGAATATGCTTCACAAGCAACTAATTTTAAAGAAAAAGTTAAACAAACAAATTTAGAAAGATACGGATGTGAATATGGATTACAAAATATAGAGATAAAAGAAAAATCTAAACAAACAAAAATAAAAAAATATGATGTTGAATATTCTTCACAGATAGATGGATTTATAGAAAAAGTTAAACAAACAAATTTAAAAAAATATGGTGTAGAATATGCCACGCAAAATCAAAATATTAAAGATAAATCTAAAAAAACAAATTTAAAAAAATATGATGTAGATAATTATAAAAAATCAGAAATCAGTAAATTAAATACTATAATAGGTCAACATCCAAATTATATAAAATATACTGAAAATAAAAGATCTTTATTTAAATGTGATAGTGATAAAGATCATGAATTTGAAATACATTCAGATAATTTTCATGATAGGTTGTCATATAATTTACCACTTTGTACGATTTGTTACCCAATTGGGGATCAAAAAAGTATAAAAGAAAAAATACTTTTAGAATATATTAAATCAATTTATAATGGAGAGATTATTTCAGGATATCGTGATAGTATAGAAATTGATATTTATTTACCTGAATTAAAACTAGGTATAGAATTTAATGGATTATATTGGCATTCTAATAAATTTAGAGAATCTAATTATCATGTTGATAAATTAAATTGGTTTAAATCAAAAAATATAGATATTAAATATATTTATGAAGATGATTTTGATAATAATTTAGACATAATTAAATCTCAAATATCAAATTGGATAGGTAAAACTAAAACTAAAATATATGGTCGTAAATGTCAAATAAAAGAAGTTAATACAAATGAATATCGTGATTTTTTAAATTCAAATCACATTCAAGGTTATGTTCCTGTTAAATTAGTTTATGGACTTTATTATGATAATACTTTAGTTAGTTTAATGTGTTTTGATAAAAAAGAAGGAAGATTAAATATGTCTGAAAATGAGTGGAATTTAAGTAGATTCTGTAATTTATTAAATCATCAAATAATTGGAGGTGCTTCTAAATTATTAAATCACTTTATTAAAATTAATAATCCTTCCAGAATAATAAGTTATGCTGATAAAGATTGGTCATCAGGAAATCTTTATTTTAAATTAGGATTTAAATTAATTAATGAATCTAAACCTGATTATAAATATATTGTTAATGGTGTTAGGATTAATAAACAAAACTTTAATAAAAGCAAATTAGGTAAAATGGGGTATGATATATTGAATTTAACAGAATCTCAAATTATGGAAAATCTAAATATTAATAAAATATATGATTGTGGTAAAATGAAATTTGAAAAAAGTATAGAATAAATTATTCTATACTTTTTTTTCTCTTTTCTTCTAAATATTTTGCCAAATCAGCATAAGTAACTGCTCCAGGATTTTTTACTAAAATATCCGCATTACCTTGTGGTTTAACCACAACTTCCTCTTGAACAGGTATATCTTTTTTAGTTCTAATAGAATAATCTTGATCTACTTTCTTAAGTAAATGACCTACATAAGCATCTATACCAAAATCTTTAATATAATTTGGATTATACTCGTAAATAAATTCTTCATAGTTTTTATAAAATGCTAAAACATTTTCATTGATGCCGCCATCTATATAAAAATGAATATCACCTATTCTACCTTTTTTAGATATAGTAGTTTTGTAAAATGTATTATATGAGGCAGCGAACTCATCATTACCATTAATTTTTCTCATACCGTTAGGATTTGGTAATGTAGCAGAATATCCTAAATCGGTTCTAAATACTGAACTTCTTGCTAAGTCAGTTATTATCTTATTATTTGAAACAACATAATATGGCATAAATAATTTTTTTTATTTATATATTATATATCTTCTAATATCAAAGAAATTTTTAATTCCCTTCTTTTTTGAACAAGTATCTCATTAAATTCTTCATGAGTAAAAATATCATAATAATTACTAAAGTCTATACCTTGCTTTTCTTTAATAAATTCATAATCACTAATTTTACTAAATTCTATTAAAGAATAATATTCTAATTTAGGACTACCATTATGAGAAGATACTATATATGTATCCTCAAACCAAAAAAAATCTCTTCCATATTTATAAATCATCTAATATCTTATTTAGTTTTAATTCTCTTTGTTTACATTTTATAATATTATTCATTTGATTAACATCTACATCAATAATTTTATCAGTATCTTTTAACATAATCCATTCTTTATATCTAAAAATACTAGTATTAGTTATAGATCCTATAACATAGTTTTTTGTTTCCCACAAACTAGTTTCTCTTATGATTGTGTTATTAATATAAAATTTATCATCCTCAAACCAAGAATAAAAATTCTGTATTTTATAATACTCCATAATCTTTTCTATACTTAAATAAAGCAATATCTTTTTCTTTACATTCTAAATCTGTATCAAAATCTAATCCGAAAGTTTCAATTTTTTCATACAAAAAATCAGCATGAGCAGTTTCTTTTGAAGAAACATCTTCAATTCTTCTTGAAGAAGACATATGTGTTAGAGGTTTAATACTTCCCCATGTTGAATAAGCTAATTTAAGAGCTTCTTCCATAGTTTGGTCTTGTGGACCATATTTATAGTGATGTTGGTCAAAACAAATTGGGACTTTTATCTGTTTATAGATAAACTCATATAACATTTTAACTGAATATTGAGATAATTTATCATCATTTTCAATAGTCAATCTTTTTCTAGTATTTTCGTCTAATAGAAAAAAGTTTTCCGTAAATCTTTCAGCAGCTTCTTCTCTCGTAGGTTGAGTAGTATTTATATGTATATTAATTGGATAATACCTAGTAGCATCCAATCCCATCAAATCCATCATTTGAGAATGTTTGTTCAAATCATCAATTGATTTTTCAACAACTGATTCTGTTTCACTTGCCAAAACTGTATAAGGGCCTGGGTGGGCCGATAGCCTAATGGTATTAGTTTTAGCATAATCTCCTATTTTTTTAAGTAAACTACATATCTTAGTATAGTCAGGTAATTCTTCTAAGTTAAATTCACTAAACCAAGGTATCATATCACTTGATAGACGATAAACAAAAATTTTATTTTTGACATTGTATTTAAGAACTTCTAAACAATCAATTAAATTTAATAAAGATAGTTCTGATGCGTAAGGTAACCCTTTTTCTAAGAAAGTTTTACGAATCATACCTCTATTAACTTTTATGAAATCTTTTGGTCTTCTACCTATATTTATACCATTACTTATACAACAATATCCAATAGCCATATTTTTTTAATTTATTTTATTTTATATACAAATATAATAAAAAATTATCAAAAAAACAAAAAAAATATACACACGAATAAGTATATTTTTAATATATAAAAATAAAAATATATGATAGTATATAGAATATTTAATAAAATAAACAACAAATCTTATATAGGGCAATCAATTAATCCTTTTAATGAAAGATATAAAAATGGTAAATGGTGGGTTTATACTCATAATGAGATTTTAAAAAATTCTGTAAATAAAAATGGATTAGAAAATTTTGAAGTAGAGATACTTGAAAATAATATAGCTAATATAGATTTATTAAATGAAAAAGAATGTTATTATGCTGAGTTATATAACTCATATAAACCTTATGGGTATAATATAAGAGGATGTGGAGAAAATAAGTTTATGATGGAAGAACAAAAAATTTCTTTATCTAATATAAGATTAGGAACTGAGTATAAACCTACCAATAAATCAAGTAGTATATATAAAGGAGTTAGTTATCGTAAAAATAAAAAAAGTTGGGTATGTAAATTTGATAATAAAATTATCAAAAAAATAAAATATGCTAATTCAGAAATAGAAGCAGCAGAAATATATGATAAAGTTTGTTTATATTTATATGGGAAAGATTGTTTTATTAACTTTGAAGAAAAAAGACAACTATATTTAGAATTAGATCTAAAAGATTTTTATGAGAATGAATTTTTAGCGGGAAAGAAGAAAAGAACTGAAAATTATTTTAAAGATGATAGTGAATTATTAAATACTATAAAACCTTTAATTTGGAAGATGCCAATCCCAGAAATTTCTAAATTAATAAATATAACGGTTAGACGAATACAATTATGTTTAATAAAACATAATGTAGATAGACCAAAAAATGGGCATTGGCAAAAGAAAATAAATAAGAAAAATGGATAAGAAAATAAGAAAAAATTTTACGATTGATAAAAAAGTATCAGAAGAATTTGTTATTTATTGTAATGAAAATTCAATAAATATGTCTAAGTTGATAGAAAACTTATTAAAAAAGTATTTAGAAGATAAAAAAATAATATATATTAAATGATTAAAAATTTTTTTGATTTTGATTATTATTTATTTTTAGAAAAAAAGCATATTAACGAAGATATTTCTAATATATCAGAATATATTTTTAATAATTATAATTCCGCTACAGTAGGTAAATATATTATAAAGGATAATATACCATTAAAATTAAATATAAACAAAATAAAAATTGAAATAGTTAAATATGATGGTATATTTAACGGTAGTTTAGTAACTAAAGATTGTAATAAAAATTATAATGGTAATTGGGATATATCTATTAAATTAAAAGAAAATTTTAATTTAGGATTAATTATGCATGAAATGAATCATGCTTATGAACTAATTAATATGGGTAAAAATAATGTTGTTAAAAAATTAGATTATTTAAAATCAAAAAACTTTATAAATATAGATGAACAAATAAAAAATTTTATTTATGTAATGTACATAGCTACTGATGAAGAAATAAATTCAAATGTAAATGAAGCATACGGTTATATAAAAGATTTTTTATTTAAAAAATCTTTTACTAAAATCAATCAACAACTATTTATTAATTTAATAAAACAATCACCAAGTTATCAAAAATATTTATATTTAAACCATATAAATATGGATATAATCTTTAATAATTATGATAATAGATTATTAAATAATTTTTTATTTTTTTATGAAAAAAATGAAATTAAATTCAAAGAAATAAGAAAAAAGAATCCTAATTTATTTATTCAAAAATTGATTTTTATTTATAAAACTTTAACTAATGAAATAGATAATTCTGCTTTTTATAAAAGTAATATAAATAATCAAACTTTTACCCCAAAAAGAGATATTGATTATTATAATAATTATTTTAAGAAAAAAGCAGATAGATTAAAAAGAAGACTTCTTGAATTATACACACACTTTTCTTAAATCTGATACAGGTAAAAGTAATCTTTCCTGACCACTTACTCCATTTCCAATATATTCGTGACAAAAAGACTTTCGTCTTTTTATCGCCCAATTTCCCATACTATTATCGTTTTTATCACTTTGATAAATACCATTTTTTGATGTAGGTTTCCATTTTTCAGGATGGGCATTTCTATAATTTCCTAATCCAGGATGAACTGTTTTTGTAAAATACTTATATCCACTATCTTTATAGATAGAAGCAGTCCATTCGGATATAATTGTACCTAATCCTAAACCTTGATATTCGGGAAGAACTACAATTCTACTTTCTCTAACTCCTTTTTTGAAGTATCCAGAAGGTTGTGGTATTACACAATTTATTCCAACAGGTTTATTATTCCAAGTAAATAAAAAGAATTTACAAGATTTAGATACATCTTCTGTTAAGTAATGATGTTTTTTAAAGAAGTCCCAAGTATCATATTCGACTCTATGTGCTTGTAACTCAATGCTTGGGCGTTGCCGAAGACAGTCAGCTCTTTCGATACCGCCTCCTTTTAATGGTGAACAAGTCCAATCAGGTAATAACCATTCTATTATATCAGAATGGCAACTTGCTAAAATAATTTTTTTTCCTGATTTACGAATATACTTTTGTAAGGCAAAACTCATAGCTTTTGCTACATCTCTATCAACAAATGATGTATATTCATCAATTAAAATGATTTCATCTTCTGCTGCGGAAGAAATTAAATAAGCTAATTTAGCTCTATATTGTTCTCCATTACTTAATAAGTTGTAAGGTCTTAGCCAAGCAGGTATTGATGAAAGTCCGATTGACATTAAAACTTTACTAGCTTCTTCTGGTGATAACCATGAAAAATTACTAATTAAAGGTTTATTTTCATCAAAGTTAGCTTCTCTCATACCACCTAAATAATTTAGGATTGTTGATTTACCACTACCTGAACCACCTACTATTAAACCAATAGACCATTCAAATTTATCTAAATCATCTAGATCCATTGGAATTTTTGTGATTGTTTGTTGTTTGTCTTGAATATCAAATGTAGAATATACATAGTCTGTATAATCATCATTTGTTATTGTACTTTTTAATGTTATTGTTTTAAGCATGAAATGTTTTTGAATAAATTATATTAATATATAGAAAATTAATAAATTTGTTATTTTATTCTTATATATTAAGAAGAATATGATTTAATCTTTCTTCTCTATTATATAAGTTTGCAAAATGCTTTAACGAAATATAAGTAGATAAAATATTTGAATATATATTTTCAAAATACAATTTATTTAAATCTAACTTAGATTCATTATTAAATTCATCAAAAAGATATTTAGTTTTGGAAACTTCTTGAGCATTTTTAAATTGCTCAAAAATATTATCATTAAACTCAGTAAAATAATAATAAAGACCTCGATTTCCAAAATTTTCATTTAATGGTATTGTATAATAACCAGCTTCATATTTTGTTGATTTTAGATATAAATAATCGTTATCAAAGAAAAAATAGTAAGGTTCTCCCCGATAATTTAAAAATAATATTACTTTTTTCATAATTAAATATTAATTAAATCAATAACATCATCAATTCCTTCTGTTGCTTTTTTAGCAATCTTATCCCATTTAGAACCTAAATCCAATTCATCACAATTTGGATCTAATACAATACCTCTACTTCTTGGTTGTAATAAATCTATTAAACCTGCCGCAGGATAAACTTGTAAAGAAGTTCCAATAACTACCAATACATCACATTCGCTAATCAATTCAGCTGCTTCTTCTAAATAATGTGGCATTTCTCCGAAAAATACTATATCAGGTCTTATCCCACTACCATCTTCCCCTCTATCAGTTGTTTTGATATTATCATAACCGATATGAAAACTAAATCCTCTATTTATAGTTTTAGCCATAGTTATTTGTCCGTGTAAGTGATAAATGTCATCATCTTTTACACCGGCACGTTCTAAAAAATTATCCACATTTTGTGTAATAATAGAACATGAATTTTTACTATTTTTTATAAAATTAGCAATTTGGATATGAGCATAATTTGGTTGAGAGTTTTTTATTAGAGTTCTATATTCGTTAAAGAAGTTATTAACTAATTCAGGATTTCTGCGAAATCCTTCAATTGTAGCTATATCTTCCACATTATATTTGTTCCAATAACCATCAGCATCTCTAAAAGTTTGAAGCCCTGATTCTGCTGATAATCCAGATCCTGTAAAAAATACTATATTCATATAATTTTATTATTTTTTTATTTTTAAGTTTGTTTAATTAATATATATATTATGAAGATACAAAAATTTTATGAATTTATCAAAGAAAATTTAGGAGAATCTCCTGAAGAATATATTTCAAATGCCTTATTGAAATTACAAAAAAAGGTACAAAATATGTTTAGTACTGAAGAAGAAACTGAAAAAGTTGATTCTTTTGAAGAAAGAGAAAAATCTCTAAAAAAGAAAAAAGGACAAATGTCATTAAAAGACATGGGTCTAACTTTAGCTACTTGTGAAATATCTAAATACTCTTTTACAAGAGATAATCTTAAAATTAAATATTCTGATGATAAGTTTATCTATGATTTAGCTCTTTTCTTTGACTTAAAAGATGCTATTAATGATAATCAAGAAGAAGATTTTGATGATACTAAAATCAAAAAAGTTTATATCAAATTTAAAAAATATAAAAATGATGATACTGTTGATTTAATTGGTGAAATCACAAAAACTATTGATGTAGAAGATTTCAATGAAGATTATCTTATTAAATTAACACTAGATTTTGATAAAGAGTATGGAGGTGAAGACGGAACTTCTAATGATGAATTTTCAATACAAAAATAGGATTCTTAATTAAGAATCCTATTTAATGTAAAATCTCTTTGAATACTATGATTAGTTATTACACAATCTCTCACCTCATAACAAACATGCATAGTTTCTAAATTAATTATTTTATTTATAGAATAAAGACATAAATATCCATTTATACCATTTATATAATATTCATAATCATCTAAAGTATCATAATATGTATGACCTGCTTTTGTTTCGATAACTTCACCAGTATTATATACTACACGAGTAGTTATATAAATTGTTATATAATCTATTTTAGAACCTAATCTATCCCAAAAATCGGTAAACCATAAATCTAATGGTATTTTTTTAACATAATCACTTGTGACTCCTGATGAGTCACAAGTTTTTATTAAATGAACTAATGTATTTAAAGTTAAGTGGTCTACTTTATATAAACCAGTATCCATAGTTAATAATTGTAAGTAATTCATTTTTATTCTTTAATTTTTTCTACTTGTACAAAGTCTAAATCAATATTAGTTCTTTTTCCAAATATAGGGACTGATACTACTAGTTTTTGTTTTTCCTTAAAAACTTCTTCAACCATTCCCTTAAACTCAGCAAATATGCCAGTTTTTATACTAATTTCCTCACCGATAGAAAAAATAAAATAATCTATTTTTTCTTTTTCCTTTTCGGCTACCATGTCTTGGGACATTTTTTTAATTTCAGAATCTTTTAAAGTTAAAAAAACTCCTTGTCTATCTTTTAATAATCCACTATGTCCTGAGATATTTCTAATAATATTTCTCATTTCATCTAAATTATTAGTTTCAATAAATAAATATCCAGGATATAACATTTTATCTTTGTGTAATTGCTTACCATTTTTTGCATAAAATACTTTTTCTATAGGAATTAATGTATTGCAATAAATATTTTGCCTATTCATTTCTATTTGAATTTTATGACTAACTACTCTTTCCTTATTAGTTTGTACTCTTAGAGTATACCATTTTGTTTCCATGTTATTTCATATTTTTTTGTTGGTCTTTATACCATTTTAATTCATCTAAAATCTCATCTAAATGATTAGTGATTAAAAAATCTAAATCATCTTCATGTAAATCTAATTTTATTCTAAGAAATTCTTTATCTTTTTTAGATATTGCTTCTTTTTCTCTTTTCTTACCATCACTTTTATTCCATAAAGTAGGAATATATCGAACATCTTTTAAGTGGTAAAACCAAGCGTCCATTGCGGACGCTTTATTTATATTCTTATTATTTAATAATTGAGCTTGTTTTGGAAAATATCTAGATAATCTTTGATTAAAAACAAAAAATGCTAAACTTTTTGTTTCGTCAGAAATATTAAACCAATTTTTTTTATTTTTAAAAAGGGCATCTCCTATAATTTTAATCGGACTTTCATCAGCCATATATATTATTTTATTTGTGTTTCTATTTTATTAATTATATCTTGTGGAATATTTTCTAAACTTAGATTTATTATTTTATAATTTAATTCTAAATTTTGTTTAATTTTATCAAACTCATTACTCCTAACTAATTTCTTTTTTTCACAAATTAAATCAGCAATATTATCTAAAAAATCATCCGCATTTATATCCACATCACCAAATTCCAATTCATATGTATCATACAAACTTTTAGCTCCTGCTCCACCAATACCTCTACGTTTTCCATTCTTTTCAAGTGCCCATACTGATAATATATTATCACCTGCATCACCTGATATTAATTTAATTACTAAAGATTCTGTTGCGTTAACTTCATTAACTTCATATCTTTCCATGAAAGAAGCAACCATTCCTAAAAATTCACCATCATTAGATAATGTGAATATATCATTGTTTATTGCTGCTGATTTAACTTTATCTAAAAAGATTTGATAGTTTTCAGGTAAAAAGATTTTTTGATTAGTATAAACTTCATTAGACATGATATTAATCCATAATGGATCTAATTCATATTTAATTAATTGTTTAATATCATAATCGTTTGATACGATTAAATTACTAATACCTTCTTTATTTGCAGTTTGAGCAATGTAAGAAATCCAATCATCACCTTCTACTTGAGAATATTCAAGTATTTTTACTTTATTCGCTAATTTTGCTTTGAAAGTGTCATAAGTATTATACACGAATTCCCAGTCAATATCGGTATCTTTTTTACGATTTCCTTTATATTCGTTATAATGTTGTTTTCTCCAAGATTTTTCTTTGGAATCAGATACAAAATAAACATTTTCGAAACCGAACCATTGTCTATAGTTATTAACTGACATTTCTAAACTTGTTTCTAAAGCCCCGTATAACAAGTTGTTTTTGTGTAAAGAGAATACATTTCTCTGTAATAAATAATTTCCGTCTAAAATAAGATTAATTTTCAAAATAAAAGTAATTTTTTAATTTTTTTGTTAGGTATTTCACCTGACAAAAAATAAGATTAATTTTCAGATATGTAATGTCATTGTTTAATGACCTACCCTAATCTATTTTTATTAGACCTACCTATCTGAATATTGGTAGTAAGTAATTTACAGATATTTATCATTTAAATAAATCCATCATATAATCCAAAGTGTATTTATCTTTAATAAAATCTTTAAATGTAAATTATAATTTTTAATTATATAAAAAATTTTATTATAAGTTTTTCAGTATTTCTTCAATTCTATCGTCTCGTTCCTCAGCCTGTAATAATTTATCAAGATAATTTTTTATATCATCATCATTTATTAATAACCCATTCTTTTTTAAGGATTTATAAAAAGCAATTCCATGAACATCTATTTGAGTTAAATATAATTGTTGAAAAGTATCTTCTATTATTTCAAATTTTTTACCCAATACTTCAATACTTACTTTAGGATATTGATAAGTAAATGTAGAAGTACCAATTGTATAAGGAAGATAAGTAGTTCCTGTTGATGATGTACTACTTAATGTTGTCGTACTAGATCCTGATGCTCCTGTTATTATTGTTTGGCAATAACCATTGGTTATTGTATTAGTACCATATCTTGATGCTATTGATTTTCTTGGTTTCATATTAATTTATTTTTTCTAAAATATTTTCTAATTGTGTATCTCTTTCTTGCATTTTTAGCATAGTGTCTAAAAAATCAGTTATTTCTTTTACATGAAATTCAATATTCATATTCTTTAATGATTTATAGAATAAAATACCATGAAAATCAATTTGAGCTAAATGAAACTTAGTTGTATCATTTAGATAATAATCTAATTCAAACTTTCTACCTAATAAAGTAATTGTGTATGATTTTGTATAACCATTGGGTCCAGGAAACACAGCAGGTTTTGCTGAACCAATAGCACCTTGTCCAATAGCTATATTTTTTGTTCTTGTTGTATAATTTCCTGACCCACTAGGAATTATATTATTTGTACCTGCTGTAATAGCAGCTTTATTAGCTTTTGCTATTATACTTGTTGAAATTGGTCTTGCCATAATTTATATTTTTTTATTTATATAAATTATTAATAATTAAGTTTTCCGCAGAATAGTTAGTAATTATATAAATTATATATATCATGATCTTGCATGAATTTGATTTTTTTTCGTAGGGGTCTTGAAAAAATAATTTTTTTTTTTGAAATATAAATCGTATATTTATATATAATTTCATGTCATGAACAGAGGAAGAGATTGGAGACGATATAAAGAAAAATGTATCGTAATTAAAAGACTTAAACGAAAAAATAGAAACCTTTATTGGTTTAAAGATGCGAATAAAGTTCGCATCAAAAATCCTCATTGGCATGATTGGTTAGGAACAGAAACTCACTTCTTATTTAAGAATAAAGGTGGGAATGAAAGAAAATCTTATAGGTATTCAGCAAAGTGGAGAAATAGTAAATGTGATTGGTATGGTAAAAAAAGTAAGTGTCGTAATTTTCATAAAAAAATGACAAACCAATTAATAAAAGAATATATATATACAATAAAAACATAATATGATTTCTGATATGATACCTGATAATGATTCTAATTGGATTGTTAAAGGAAATACAATTTATTATAATTATTTGGTTAAAATACCAATTTTATCATATCAAGATGATAAATATTGGGTTATCTTAGATAGAAGATATACAAAAGCATTTATTAAGATGATGG